CATCTTCCCGCTTTTGGATTTGCGGAGAATGCGCAGCAGGACTGCCACGGAAATGGAAGCAGTGACAATTGCACCGACAGCTGGCGATACTTCAATGCTGGCCGGTGGCTTCATCAGGCTTAACGGCGTGTTGATGATTCCGGCCATGATTTTCGCCATGGGCACGGAGAAGAACACTCCACTGATAAACGATATCAGCGCAAAGATAGCCTGCTTCCAGAGTTGATGGGGATCTGAGGTCAGAACGTATAGCGCCGTTCCGGCGAGTGATCCGAGCATCACTGCTGGAGTCGCCTCCGGAAACAGCGTGGCAAAGGTTACACCGACTGATGACGATGTAAGACCAACGCCTACGATAGTGAAGGTCTCAGACATATTTATTCCGTGTGTAGTTGATTCAGGCCCTCGGGACGATTTAACAAGTAGGCGTGTCGATGATGGTTCCCGGAGCCTGAAATAAAAAAGCCAGCGACAGGCTGGCAATGTGAGGGTAAGGCAATGTCGGCTCTATGGCCGAAGGGTCCCAGGCAGTGGGTTTGGTTTGTGGTGGCCGGCGCTGAACTCCGGCTTTCTCTGGCATCGTGTGCCCCAAGACTTTTCTCCAGAGATAGCGCAGTCCTCATTAAGGGGGTGCCGTCTCTAGCGCATCAGCCTGCGCATTCACCACAACGGACAGAGCACTGAGCATTTCGTTGGAGCTCCATGCGGCTGCGTGGGTTGGGTTATGAGCCCTTCACGCCAATGCTCTTTCCTGTTGTGCAGATACGAAAAAGCCCCAGGCGTTAACCTCGGGCTTGAATTCTTTGTGTCGACAATCAAAGCTATGGCGACGATATCAGATTTACATGAAATATATGCGTTTCAATCCAGTTTTGCAAGACTTCTATCTAAATTTGTCGCCTTTTGTTGTGAACGTGATCGCGTAACCTGCAACAAAGCACCATTATCCAGGCGCAGGAAGATGCGTCGCATCTCAATCCAGCGGTCTGTAAACGTCTCAGACCAATTCTTTGGAGTTACCCCGACCAGTTGTGCAAGCGCTTGGTATTCGTACGTCTCACCCCCTGCCAGCTCCGCTTTCACGTCCTGCGCCGCCAGCCAGATAAGTTTCTTCAGGCGCTCCAGCGTCTTGCCCGCCACCTTCTTCGCGTCGAGCTGTTCCCGGAACTCTGCCCATGCCCACTGAGTGATCGCCACCTGGTACTCGAAGCGGATATTCTCGCTGTAGTTCCAGAGCAGCCACGCTTTCTGGTGCTCTTCCAGCGACAGCACAGCGCGGCGCCATGATGCGGTCACGAATTCAACCGGGCCCACCAGCGCGATGGACGATCCCTTGGCGCGGGACTGGCTGCCGCTCATCGGCGGACCGTCCGGATTGACCATCCGCTGCTTATCCTTGTCGAAAACCTTTTTCCGGCCCCGGCTGCGCGCCGTCGCGGTGAACTGCGTGTTCTCGGCGAAGGCTACCAGTTGCCCTTTCGTCGCCCCGCTCAAATCTGCGGTCGCCACAATGAGCTGCTGACGTACGTATTCCAGTTGCTGACTGTTCATTGTGCGGCTCCTGCAGGGTGATAGATGCGAACGAAGTTACGTAGAATGCGGTAATCCACCAGCACGGAGCCTGGGCGGCGGTAAATCCGGAGGCGCTGCCAGCGCGCTCGGAGTATCTCGATCGTTTCTGGCTTCATGCTGCCTCCTGCTGTTTCAGTGCTTTGAGCTTGGCGCGGTACTCATCGCGGATCCGGATGAAGTCTTCCCGGCGGTAGTTGGTCATTTCGTGGGGGCCGTTGAGCCAGTCGACGTATTCCTGACCGTAACGAGCGACTAGTCCTGCTTCGTATTGCTGCGCGACCGTCGCCTCTTTGGCGGTGTACTTGCCGGCCCCGGCATTGCAGGATTTGCACTGCTTATGGGCGTTGCTTTCTTCAAAGCGCAGCTCAGGGTTGGCGCCGACCGTTTTGAAGTGGCCGCAGTCCCACTGGCCGCCATGAAGATCAGGCGGGTTGGTCTCGCCGCAGCTGATGCATGGCAAATCAGCATCACGCGCTCGGATGTAGGCGTTGAAAGCCTGCTGAGCCTGCGCCTTGTAGTAACCGTTAGGTCTGAGCTCTGCCAATCGCGCTTTACGCCGCTGGCGGCCTGCCTTCTCTTCGGTGCGCTGGCGCTGCACTTCCTTCTGCTTAGCGGCTTTGCGGGCTTTTGCGGTCTGTTCTTTGCCGATCGCGCTGGCGCACTCGAATGAGCAGACCACCTGCCCGTCGCGGACCGGGTGGAACCACTGGCGACAGGCTTTATGGTCGCACTTGCGGCGCGGTAACTTAGCCATGCGCCCTCCGTGCCGCGAGACGCAGCCATTTCTGATCCACCAGGCGGGCGGTGTAGCCTTTCAAGGTCGGAATGTCGGACGGCTTAACCGCGGGCT